TATCTCGCTTTCAACCTAAATCACACGCAAGCGGTAATAAGGGCTATGAAGGGGCTTGTAAGCCTTGTGTGTCTATCAGACAAGCGGAGAAACACAAAACTAACCACAAAGAAATAAGGGAGTTTGTATTTAATTATTTATTACAAAATCCTTGTATTGATTGCGGTGAAAGTAATGTGTTGGCTTTGGAGTTTGATCACTTACATAGTAAAAAGTTTAATATCGGAACTGCGCTTGGTAGCAACAAACTTTCTAAATTAATTAAATCAGAAATTAAAAAGTGCGTTGTTAGGTGTTCCAGTTGCCACCGAATTAAAACTCATCAGGAACAAAATAGTTGGAGATACCAACTACATTTAGAACGGAGTAAATAAATGAGATCAAAAACTTATTACACAATTCGAACTGCGGTTCGTATTCTATTTTGGAGTGCGATTGTGGTTGGGATTTATTATTTATCAACTCACATTACTTGGGTGGGAGATCACTATTGCTTTGGCACTATTGATACATGTTATTTTGGTGGTAAATAAATGGGTTATGTAGAAATTGTTAGACGAGTTAACGATCACGAATTAGATACTTGTGATCAATGTGGTCAACAAGGCGTTAGAAAAAATGGCAAAACAATTACTGATAACTATTCTCAGGATATTCTTTGGTTTTGCTATAACTGCGTAGAAGCACAAAAGAGATCATTCTCTCGATAACTTAAAATTGTTGGGTAGGCGTTAACACAAGACTTGTCGGGGTTTCCGTTTTCATTCCCCACTCCTTTCGCTTGTGAAGGGCGGTCAAGACTTTTAATATCCTTAACTTGCTTTGGATAATAAGACGAGCCGTATCTGCGCCTACTCAACTCCTAATAGAATTGGAGTAATTAATGTTTAATGAAAATGAAAAGAAAAAAATAATTCACCAAAGAATTGCGTATCAAAAATCTTTAACAGAAGTTGCTCGTATGTTTGGAACTTCAAGAATACAGATCAGAAAGATAGAAGCGGAATATCTAAATCAATTAAGGGAGAATAAAAATGTCTGATGATTTACTTGATGAAAGTTTATTTGATGAAGTATTTAGCACCGAGCCTGAGTGTAATTGTGAGTGCGGTTGTAAAGTTCCAGTAATGGGTCAATGCGTAGATTGCGGTAGTGATAATGGGCATCAAAATAACAATGGGTTGCCTAAATATGATTACTTAAATGAATTATTTACTACAAGGGAGAACCAATGAACCAAGACCAATCTGATTTAATTAAATCTATTAATTTTGCGAACGAGTTTATTAAAATTGTTCGTGGATTTAAGGTTGACCAAGATCGTAAAGATAGTTTGCCCCAAGAGATTAAAGAGTATTTAGCCAATGAACACCTAAATACTTTAATTACTGAACAAGATATTGAACCTGAGATGTTGGTATGGGGTTTATTACACATGATTGAGATTTTGTTAAAGGCTTCTAATTTAGAGCCTGATGATCTAATTAAATTAATGGAACAGTATATTGATTATGTTAAAAACAAAGGAGATCAAGAAAATGAATAACTCTAAAGGTGTAAGACCTTTTACAAGAGCAAGAAAAGTAATTAAACCGATTGAACTTGATACGCCAACTCCACAGGATATTGATGATGCGCCATGCCAAACAGTTGACCCTGAAATCTTTTTTCCTGACCCAACTGATGATATTGGTATTAACAAAGCCAAAACTCTTTGCGGTAATTGCGATACCGAAATTAAAAACAAATGTTTGTCTTTCGCATTAAGCAATAAAATTAGATATGGAGTTTGGGGTGGATTAACAGAAGTTGAACGAACCAGTTTGCTTCGCAAAAGATACAGGGAAGGTAGTTATGATCAAGTGTGATGTATGTGCTGAACCAATTACTACAAAAAGTTGGTTAATGACTTGGGATAAAGATATGGGATTAACTCTTAATGTATGTAAATGGTGTAATCCAAGTAAGTTTAATTTATCGTCAGAAGTAAATAATGGTTAATACATTTATTCCTTATCCTGATTTTGTTAAATCTGCTAAGGCTCTTGATTACAGGCGATTAGGTAAGCAACGAGTTGAAGCGTGGCAGATACTTAGAGCCTTAATAGGTATTACTCAGGGCTGGCGTAATCACCCTGCTACAAAGATGTGGCGTGGGCATGAGAAGGCTTTGTGTGAGTATGGAATTGCGATCTGCCAAGAGTGGATAGATCGTGGCTATAAAGATACCTTGTTGCCACAATTTGTAGCACTCCACTCAACTTTTCCTGATACTGGATTACCTTTTTGGTTTGGTAATTTAGAACTCCATAACTCGCATCAATCTAATCTAAATCGTAAAGATAATACTTATTATCAATTTAATGTGCCAGTAGATTTACCTTATTTATGGGCTGATACGGAAACTCAAACTACAAAGTGGGGAACTAAACCTAATGAAACTAAACAGAAAGTTAAAAGATAAACATGAGCGAATGGCTAACAAATACAGATATAGCAAAGATAACTGGGTTAAAGATCGAAACTCTACACAGTTATCTAAGTCGCAACACCCTTCCCAAACCCGACAAATACATGGGGAGAACACCAGTTTGGTTAACGACAACCATAAAACAATGGGCATCAGAGAGAGAATTGGAGATTGAAAATGAATAAAGATCAAGCACTTAAAGAGTTAACCCAACTTCAACACAGTTGGCGTAGAAGGCAGACCCATGCTGAACAAGACGGCACTTCTGACTTTATGATGTTAGACGGCGCAATATCAGGAATAGATGTTGCGATTGATATTGTAAAGGAGATCAACTAATGGGTTTAGATATGTATTTGTATGCCGAAAAGTATGTAGGTTCATCAGATACTTTTGATAAAGAACACCCAACTATGTTTAAGGATATTAAAAAAATCGCAGGACTTGACCAATTACCAACTCCTGATTTTGCGAATATCCTTATTAAACAGTTAGTTGGATACTGGCGCAAGGCAAATGCTATTCATGGCTGGTTCATAAATAATGTTGCTGACGGCGTTGATGAGTGCCAAGAGATACACCTAAGCAGAGAGCAATTAGAAACTTTGCGTAATGATTGTGTTAAGGCTTTGGCAAATCCTGATCGCCAATATCAGATTGAAAACAATAAAGTTTTTTATTTATTGTGTGATTACTTAAATAGTTTAGATCAAAAAATTACAGTTGATAATTATGAAAATCCACTTAAACCTTCTGCTGGATTTTTCTTTGGTAGTGATGATCTTGGTGATTACTACTACTCCCAACTGGAATACACAGTTGATTTAATTACTACCTTGCTGGAACAATCTGATCAGTTAGAGTTTTTATACCGAGCCAGTTGGTAGGAACTAACTTTATTCAAATCCAGAAAAGTTAGTTCACGCCCAGACTTTCCCATTGACTAACTTCTCAGGTGTTCCACCGAGTTAGTTCAAATCCTGACCGCCTAATTCTTTATGTAGTTAATAGATAATCCCCTAATCCGAATTGGGCTAGGGGCTATTTTTTGACTAAGAACCTACTGGTGAGTAACATTACCCACCAGTAGGTTACTCGCCAGTAGAGCGTGGGGGAATTATGGCGTATGTGATTGAGCGCAACGGCAGATTTACTGGTTATTACAGGCTTGGAAATCGGCGTGTATCGGCTGGCACATGGGCTAATGAAACCGAAGCCATGTATCACGCCATACAGGGGGAGAAGTGTGGCTCTATGCCCCCTTTAAGGGCTAATTTGAAGGTAGGCGATTATGTAGATCAATGGCTGGCGGTATCTGACCTCATGCCGATTACAAAGAAGGGCTATAAGTCGGTCTTAACTAGATTTGTAATTCCAGTTATAGGAGATCGGGAACTAACTTCCCTGAAGTCATCTGAGTTAGTTAAATTAATTGATGATCTCAAATTAAGTGGCGTTAAGCCCGCAACGCTCAATCAAGTTAAGGCATCTCTTGGCTCTATGTTTTCTAAGTTAGTTAGTGCTGGAAAAGTGGAAATTAATCCTACTCATGGAATTAAGATCAAAATTAATCATGCCGATATTTCCAATGTATTAGAGCCTGACGAGTTCAAAGAGATAGTGAAGCACCTACCAACTAACGGAACTAAACTATTTGCCCAGTTTCTAGTAGCAAGTGGGTGTCGCTATGGGGAAGCCACAGAAGTAAGAGCAAAAGACATTAATTTCAAAACTGGCGAGATATTTATTCAAAGGCGAGTTAGTGATCTAGGCAAGGCGTATAACAAAGGTGAGAGATTTCTAGTGGTAGATGCCACGAAGTCGGGGCAAAAGCGAAGTTTAGTAGTAAGCAAAGCCCTATTACAGCAATTAAAAGCGTATGTCCTAGCAAAAGGCATAGCAAAAGATGATCTGATGTTCCCAAGAACAATACTATTAACGGAGAGTAAACTTAAAGGTTCACAAGGCGCAAAGCCCCCTCGACCATTCGAGAAGGGCGGAAAACAGTTCCAGCATGGAACTCTCTACTCCTATACACATGGGGGTTGTAGATGCGAAGGGTGTAGGCAAGCAGTAGGAAACTACCGCAAAGCCAAAGCCCAAGCAGAAGCACTAGCAGAAGCAAAGCAGGTAGGAAGCCGAAGCCGTAAGGCAAAGCAGAAGCATCAGCAGAAGCAAGAGCAAGGGAGTTTCATCAACAATATGAGCCACATGCCTCGTGATGTATGGAGAACAACATGGAACAAAGCAATAGCCAAGTCCGCAATCGGCTGGTTTCCTAGAACTCACGATTTACGACATGCCAACGCTACGCAGTTATTAAAGAACGGCGTAGATGTCCATGAAGTAAAAGAGCGATTAGGTCATCAATCGATCAAGACGACAGAGCGGTATTTACACCGCCTTCGTTCACACCAGTCAAAGGCATCTGAAAGTGCCAATGGCTATTTGGAGTGATGATGAATAACAAGATAATCAACAGAGCCGAAGCAGATGCCAAAGCAATAGCAAAAGCATCAGCAAAGGTAATGGCAGAGCAAAACCGCCGAGCCAAAGCAAAACTAAAAGCACTAGGAGTAGGTGGGATCGTTTTGATCCTAGCAACTGGTTTAATGGCATTTGGAACTTCCATAGCCTTTGCGCCAACTAAAGCCGAAGCCCAGTTAGTTCAACAAACAAAGAGAGAAGCAACTTTGAAAAAGTATCAGAACGCTAATACTTTGACCGATATAGAATTGGTCGAGTTGCTACAAGCCGTAGGCTTCAAAGGTCAAGACCTTCAAGAAGCATGGGCAGTCGCTAAGAAAGAAAGTAATGGGCGACCTCTTGCTCACAATGGAAATACAGACACAGGCGATAACTCGTGGGGCATGTTTCAAATAAATATGCTTGGAGAGTTAGGTCAAGATCGTAGAGATAAGTTTGGATTAAAATCTAATGCCGAATTGCTCAACCCTGTGGTCAATGCGACCATTACTTATTACATGAGTAATGGTGGTAAAAATTGGAATGCTTGGCATGGAATTACCCCAAAGACTGAACAGTTAATGGAACAGTTCCTTGTAGTAAAAGCAAAGCAATAGCAAAAGCCATAGCAGAAGCGTAGTAAAGCAAAGCAATAGGAGAAGCCCCATCAGAAATGGTGGGGCTATCTCAGAACTAACTTACCTGGCAACCAGGAGAAGTTAGTTAGTTAGTTAGTTAGGAGCGGATATGAATGGTAAACAATTTGTAGATCGCTATGACGACTTAAATCAAGGGTATATAAAACACAAGCAAACTCAGTATAAGCACTATTACCAAGAAGAATTAAGTTATATTCCATATACCGAAAAATTGTTTTGGGATAAATTAATTCATTTAGGTTGGAGAAAAAATTACACAACAACAGAGTGTTTAGTACTAGTTTGCCCCGTGTGTGAGGGAGCCATAACAGTGGTAGTTCTTAAACATAATGTAGATATTAGACCTTTATTAAATATTGAAGATAAGGTACAAATTCACAAGGCAGCATATTGCAAAGCCATAGCCAAGCAAAGCAAAGCCATACCAGAAGGCAAAGCCATACCAAAAGACTATTGATTATCTTTTATTAGCCTAACTTCGCAAGCATCAGTTGTGCAGTAAGCCTCACCAATAGCATCAGCAGCCATACCAGCATAAACGCCAGACAGATCAATAGGAAATAATTTCATAGTTCCTTCTGCTTCATACTCTTCAGCAGTAATTTGAGTGTAAGGCATCTGAGGATAGGTAGCATTACCAGAAGGTAAAAAAGACACAGTTTTAAGTTGTCCATCGTACATATGCAAAGCCGTACCAATAGCCGAGGACTCTGTTT